TGCATTATTTATGTCTTCATTTAATTGCTTTAATTTATCAACGCCTTCTTGGTCCAAAACCGGATTCATTGGTAAATTTGCCGGCGGTAATGTTTTTACTTTTGCCGGATCAACGGCCGCCGCTTCGGCTTTTTCTTCTTCGGTTTCAATTGGAATTACAATCGGATCTATTTTTTTTAATGTTAACGCTTCGTTTACATTGTCGGCAACCGTATCGGCCAATTCTTGTGCGTTTTCCTTTATACCGTCAACGTATTGGTTAAAACTGTCCTTCATTGCGTTGCCAATACCGGAAAAACCTTTTTTGATTTTTTCAATATCTAAAGTCAAAACGCCCATAATTATGTCGCCAATGCTGCCGAAAATATTCATTACCGCCGTTCCTAATGCTTTAAAAACGGTTATAATATTTTTAACCATAAATTTAGCCGTCGCAAATGCAGTTTTAAAAACGCCAATCAAAAAATTGACGCCCATTTGAACCAATAACGATTCGTTGTATAATTCAATAAAATAATTCGCCACTTTTACAATTGCCGCTTTTATTCCGGCCCAATTATTATAAATAACGTATGCAACCGCCGCCAATGCCGCGACAATCAATCCAATTGGTCCCATCATAACCGTAAAGGCTGCACCTATTGCCGGCGCTAATGTCATTAACGTTCCGATTATTGCGATTATTGGTCCTAATGCTGCAACAATTCCAACGAATGCTAATATTATTTTTTGTGTCGTTGGACTTAATGCCTTAAATTTTTCCGTTAAATTTGTAAAAAATTCGCCTATTTTTTCAACCGCCGGCGCAACCGCTTGTAAAATAATTTGTCCGACTTCTAAAAAAGACGATTTCATTGCGTTCAAACCTTTGGTCATTTTAAATGATGCCGTTTGCGATGTTTTTTCAAATGCTTCGTCCGTCGCGCCGGTTGCCCTTGTCATTTCGTCAAACAATTTTATATTATCTTCCATTGACGAACCGGTCAAATCTAAAATCCCTTTCCATGCTCTAACATTCGGCGCAATATCTGTAAATTCTTGTCCGGTTTTATCCAAACCGTCCTTTAACATTGATAATGTACCTATTAAACCTTGTTCCGCTAAAGTTTGTTTTAATAAATCGGACGTAAATCCCATTTTGCCAAATGCTGCTTCGGCTTCGGCCGTTGGCTTTGCGATTGTGGTCATTATAGCGTTTAATTGTGTCGCACCGTTTGCCGCGTTTGTTCCGGTTTTCGACATTGCAGCCAATGCCGCGCCGACTTCATGGAATTGAACGCCCATATTTGACGCAATTGGTAAAACTGCGCCCATTGCGCCGGCTAATTCCGACGCTTCTAATTTACCCAAACGAACCGCCGAAACCAAAACGTCCGTCGCGCCGCTAGCATTCAAATTTCCTTGTCCGTATGCATTCATTGCGGACGTTGCCAAATCTGCAATGGTTTTTGTTTCGCCTAATCCAACCGCCGATGCTTTTAAAGACGCGTTTAACGTGTCCGTTGCCGCTGCACCTTCTAATCCGGCCGACGTTATAAAAAACAACGCTTCCGCCGCTTCGTTGGCGCTCCTTCCGGTATCAATCGCCATTTTCTTTGCGGTTTCGCCTAATTTTTTGACCTCATCGCCGGCAATACCTACCAATGATTCAATTTGTCCCATTGATTTATCAAAATCAAACGCCATTTTTGTTGCAGCCGCACCGGCCGCAATCAACGGTAATGTCAAACGCGTTGACATTGATTTTCCAACGCTTTGCATTTTAGATCCAAACGCTTGTAATTTGGAACTTGCTGAACTTAATGAATTTTTTAATTTCGACGAATCGCCGGTAATATTGACTTTTAAATTTGATTCGGCCATAAATAATGATTTTAGCAAAAATACAAAAAAAAAGACGCTTTTATTTTAGCGCCGTTTTCTTTGTCATTGACTTTATTTTTTCCTGGAACGCTTCCATTTGTTCCCTTGTTGACTTCGGTTTGTCACGTTCTTTTTTACGTTTTTTATCAACCGGCAATGTGAATAATTGTTCCGGTTTTAACATTTTAGACTTTTTCTGACAATTTACATTGTGAATCATTGTCGCCAAATATCGCGTTTGCTCCCATTGTAAATTTATATTGTTGTGATAATGTTCGGCCAACAACGCATTTTCACGCCATGTTTGCCGCCAAAAATCATTCGGTTTTATACCGATTAACCCAATATAATAATCGGTTAAACTTTCAAATGTTATTTTTTTGACGGCGTCGGCTTTCCCTTCGGTTTAGCTTCGCCACCAATTGAATTTCCTAAAATTTTTGATTCTAACATTGCCGAAACGACTTTGTTAATAATTTCCGGATTTATATCGTCCAACCATGAACCAACGTCATAAATTGTATAATCAACAACTTTTCCGTTTTCCTGGTCATTTGCTAAAATTGCGGAATAAATCAACGCGCGCAATCCTTTTAATGAAATTCCGTTTTCGAATGCAATTCCAATGTCTTGTAAAGAAATGTCTAATTGCTCGGTAAATTCCGACCAAAAATTCATTGAGAAATGCAACGTCCTTTTTTTGCCACCGATATTGATGTCAATATAACCTTTTTGTTTGTTTGCCATTTTGTTTTTTGTTTGTCGTTAATAAATATAAAAAAAGCCACCGCCAAAATATGACGGCGACTAAATAATAAACTTTTTAATTTTTTAGTTTGTTGATTTTACAATCGCACCGGTAATGGTAATCGAACCGCTATAAGTTACGGCCGCTTCCATTTCCGCCGACATTTCAACACTAGATAAAAATCCTTCCGCAGTATAAATCGCGTCGCCGGTTTCTTCCGTTCCAAATACGCACGTTAATTGCGTTCTAGCTAGTAAGAAATCCGCCATTTCAATTGCGTTTGACGAATCGTCATAAGCGATTAAACCTTCGAATGATATTTCGCCACCTTTTACGCCGCCGATATATTCTGAAAAACCGTTTGAATCTTTTGTTGTTGCTTCCGGTGTGTCCATTGATAAAGACATTGAACAACTTGTCGTATGTCCGACTGTTGCGCCTTCAATTGACAATATTAAATTTGTTCCGTTAAAAACTCCCGTTGTAGCCATATTTTATTTTTTTAAAGTTTATTAAATTTTTTGTAAATATACAAAATAAATATTTTATTAATTACTAATATAATTAAGGCCCAAAAATTTATGAATGCCTTCGTCTTCAATAGTTATTTCGTAATTGGACCAATCGACAATTGCTGAATCGTTTTCGTCATGCCAAAGTACATCGACGCAAAATTTATCGTATAAAACCGGCGCCGTCAATTCATTTAAATCGTCGTCGTATGTTCCAGGATTAACAATAAAATGTCCAATTTTAACAATGGCGTTTTGGTGCGTCGGATATTCGTTTCCGTCTTCGTCGGTTTCAACGCCTAAATTTGTGATCAATGAATCAACAATTGATTCGTTTTCAAATTCGTATTTTTTTACAATATGCGCCATTTTATAATGTTGTTAATTCTTGTAATTCTGCATCTGTTAATACTGTATCGTAGTATCTTAAGTCTTTTATTTTCATATTAGCACTAAAAGCAACCGCATCAGCTGAAGCTAAATCCAAGTTATTTAATCCACTTAAATTTGAATCTACAAATGTTCCTTGCTGAAAGTACTCAACGCCATTAAAAAACAACTTGTTATCTCCGTTCTTATACTGAATAGCTATCTTAAATACAGAGTTTTGTATATCTACGTTATCAACTCTGAACGCTTGTGTAGCTGATGAAATACCTCCTATGTAAGCAAATATTCTTGTGCTGTCGAAAAAATATAATGATATTTGATTTGTGTAAGGAGAACCACCACCATCGCTTATAGTTATGTATCTGTTTGCTGATGCCGAAGTGTTAGGAAATTTACCTTCAACAAATAAAACACCTTCATTATCATTAAAAGTATTAACATTACCCGCGTTATTACATAATTCACCTACTCGTGTTGCAGTAGCACCATTTGTAGGAATATAGCTTGTTGAATATGAACCCTGTTCTATTTGAAATCCCGTACAAATAAAACCTCTATCAGATTGCACATCGTATTTTATAACACCATTGTATAATAAAGTACTCAAACCAACTGTTGATGTTCCGAATACTCTCCATATGTTATTTCCTTGATATTCTGTACTTACATCTGAAACAACTAATCCTCCTATTGCTACTGATAAATCATATTGTGAAGAATTATCTCCTACTAATGGTTCTCCTTCATCATTCATCAATACATAAAAAGAAAATGTATTCGCTACAGAAGCGGTTGCTGTTCCGCAATATCTAAAAGATGTAACTCCGTTAGTAAAACGAACTGCATTTGATAATCCGTTTTCCCAAGAATAAAGTTCATAGGTTATGCCAATCGTATCACCTTCATTAGCAGTAGGCTCGCTATTCAATACAGAATTAGTTCTTTGTGGTTCTAATAATAAACTTGGGCAACCGCCGCCGGAATGATCAATGCGCGGAATTTGTGTTTCAACCGTTTCAATTAAACCGCCTGGATTTATGCGCGTCGCTTCGCCGGTCCTTGAAAATGTGAAATCGCCGTCGCCGTCTGTTGGAAATACTGAATAAACTTTGCCGGTATTATAACCGGACGGAATTAATAGTAATTTTGATTTGTCTGATATTTCCATTAAGTTTTGTAAATTATTTTATATAATCATCTAATGTTACTTTACGCCATTGATTTGCATCTATTCCCCATGGTGAATCTTCTTTGCGTTTCTGTAAAAAAATCATTGCTAACTTAAAATGTTCTGAATCAATTTCGTTTAATTCATTTGGTATTAAACCATTAAGTTGTTGACCGAAAGCGTTTATTTCATCATAAGAAAATGTATGCATTGACCAACCTTGTTTTTGTTCTACAAATGATAATTTTGATATGATTTCAAAATTAGGTTCGTTGTCATTATCAATAATTCCGGTATCGTCAACGTCATTTATTACTTTAATTTCTTTGTATGCAACTAAATCTGTACGAACTTCGAATGTTTTTCTTCGATTTTCGTTATCGTCGTTTTTTAATCTTATGACTGCATAAAGTTGACAATCGATATTATTAAAAGATGTTTCTACTTTGTCGTTTGTGATAATTGCGATGTCGTTATTAGTTAAGTAATTTCTCATTTTTTTTATAATTTTTATGATTCTTCCCAAATTAATTTGATTTGTCCTCTTACTGTTTTAGTTGCTAAAGTTGTTTGTTGATTTCTAACGGCTACAAGTAATCTGTATGATGATGTTAAAGAAATATCTCCCATATCTAATTCGTATCTATCATAACTTTGCAATGTTGTATCTGGTGCTATGGGCGAAAAAGAACCCGAATATAACTTGGTAATACTCGTTTGATTAACTGCGCCGCCCCATATTTGTATGTCTATTGCAGTATAAGAGCTATCATACAAAGCACTTAAAACCAATTTTTTTAAAACCGAATTAGGTTCTAAAAGTATAAACCCGTAATAATTAGGAATACTCGGATCCGTTCCCGTTCCTCTGTTCCAATTTAAGACCTGCGCTCCGTCATTAGATTGATAATGTCCTACCCAACGACCGTCAGAATTAAAATTTATTTGTCTTCCAAAAGTAAATTGTCTTGTCGTATTACCACCGCCACCACTTATTGATATATCTCCACTACCTAAAAGGCTATTACTATTTATTGTTTTTATATTTGTTCCACTAACTAAAGTAGATTGCAAACCGCTCATACCAGATTCAAAATTTGCTTTAGTTATTTTTTGATTTAACGGTGTTCCGCCTACATTAGTTACAATAGGTATTAAATCAGTATCACCACTAAATGATGTTGCTTCTGTTAAATCTGTTATTTTTTTATTCGCCATTATTCTAAAATTAGGTAATCGTTATTTTCTGTAAAAATATATCCGCCGGATTCTAAAATGATAAATTCATCAACTAATGCCGGCGACGATATTATCGGTTTATTTTGTACTTGAAATCCTAAACCAATCATTTTTTTATCTTAAATAACAAATAATTTTTCCACTTACAACCGTAATGTCATCAAAATTTCCATACAATATTAATCCGCTTGCTAAAACTAATGATGTTATTGATGAATCTCCGCCGCTTGCATTATTTGAACAACTAATTGTTGAGTCTTCTAATGATTGAATAGCTGCGAAATTTTCTCCTATTGTTGATGTTTCAGACGCTGAAATAATTCGTAAACCATAGTCACCGAATGATAATCGTTGATACTCATTTGAAAAATTTAAATTTACTCCCATGTTTTATGGTATATTTCACAAATATACAAAATTTAAAAATCATTTTTAACGCATTATTTTTTCCAGGATTTCACGATTTTTTCCGCCGAACGCGCACCAAAATAACCGCCGTAAACTAATAATAAAAGACTTGACAATAAATCAATCCATTCGGACGCAATATTGAAACCACCAATTGACGAATCTAAAATAATATAAATAAACAACGTCAACGTTAAAAAAGCCAATACCAATGGCCTAATATTTTTTGTCAAAAATGAATCCGTCGCATTGTCCGACGTCCAACGTTTTGTCACTTCTTGCATTTCTATAACGTCAAATTCTAATTCCGCCAACAACATTTGTTTGTCAACTTCTGACAATTGGCCGTCGTTTTTTATTTTGTCGCTTAATAAATTTAAACTTCCAATTCCGGTAATATTTCCGGCAATGTCTAATAATTCCGGCGCAACTTTTTTTCCGTTTGCAACCAACCAACGCAACGCATCGCCAACGCGCGACGTTCCGTTTTTATCTTTATATGATTGCTTTGCCATTATTTATTTTTTAGTGTAATCCCAACGCGATTTTTGATCGCGAATGTCAACATGGGTGAACGTGTTATATTTTCCTATTCCGCCAAAATCCAATTGTCCCAATTCAACCATTTCGCAAACTAATTTATGAACTTCGTTCGCGCTCATTCCGTCAATTACAATGTCCGCCGCTTTGCCCAATTTATGTTGGCTATATTTAGCGCCTTTAATGATGTTATCGTTATAACTTGGACATCTATATCCGGAATTTATTTTGATTGGCTTTCCGACTTTGTCACGCAAAATTTGCAATTGGTCCGCCAACTTAATCATGTTGTTTTTTATGTCGGCGCTAATCTTACATTTACAATCTTTTAAATTGCCTTTGCATTCAAATTCGGAAACCGAAAAATTTTTAGTCATCTTTTTTTTTGTTTAAAAAATACCAACGTTGCGCGGTGTAACCTATTGAAACGGCCAATAATAATATTTTTAAAATTTCGTCAATTGCAGTAAATGAAATAAAAAACGAAAACGTGTTTAATATGTATAATTTCAAATCATTCATTTTTAAAAACTTAATATTGTGATTAAAATATCTTCAACAACCATTGACGCGCCGGATTTGTCGGCTTTGACTTGTATTTTGCAACCGCCGGTTAATTCGCTTGTTTGTGTGAATATTTGCGTCGTTCGAGAATAACGAACTTGATCGCTATTTGACGCAATGTTGTCGTGTGAAAATTCAATTGATTTTCCGGTGTCCGGAAAAAATAAACGCGCGTCAATTCTAGTATTTGCAGCGCCGGCCGTAACGTCAAAATCGTTTCTAACTAAAATTATTTTATTTGCTCCAACTTTCGACGTGTCAATTTTGTTTGCTGCTGAATCCCATAAATCGCCAACAACATATGACGGCAAATGCGAATGTGTATTGGAACCGGCTTTGTCGTTTGTTAAATCGGTCCAGGTGTCCGCCGTCAAACTTATTGGCGTCACGCTTGTTGCGGTGTCAACATAATAAGCGAATCCGCCTAATGTATCGTAAATGTCATTTACGGACGTTTTTATTTCGTTTAAATCTGCGGCCGTTACTTTATTAATTGCCGGCAATACTGACGTTTGATTGTCAATTTTTGTTGTATAGGTAATTTTTGCCATTGGTTATTTTTTATGATTGTAATTCGTTTTGCAATTCGCTTTGTAAACCGCCAACCGAATCGATTTGTTCAATTTTATTTGACAATTCAATAATGGCGCGAAAATATGTAAAGTCTTTTAAATCGTCTTGTAAATATTTAACGCCTTCGTTTACGCTTGTATAAACATTAAAACCGTTTGCGGTCAAATCAATATAATTGGCCGAACGTGTGCGTAATTGCTCCAGGCATTGCGAAACCATTAAATTTGAATCCAATTCGCCGCCGTCATCACTTGCAAACCTTGTGACGCATTCAACGCGCGTTATTGTTTCCAAATTGAACGACGTTTGGTTTTGGTCCGTTTCGTCATTTGATACGGAATAAACGCGAATAAATGGATAACTCGCATTTGTTGGAACGCGTCCATAAATCGGAACGTTTGATCCGTCAATTGTAACGTTGCCGTTTAATTTTGCAATGATTGCTTTGCGTACAAAATGAATCGCTTCTAACATTATTTAATTGCTTTTTTTATTTCGCCATTAAGACGATTTAATAAATTTTTAAACCCTATTCGCGCCGAACTAAAAAAGAACGGACGCGCCGGCAAATTAACTTCTTTTATTCCTTTGCCTTTAAATTGTGCGGCGTAACTTGGCGGAATACCTAATTCTAACATATCGGTTAAATCAACCGAACCACCGGTTCCAAATTCAACATAAGGCGCGTAATGTGCGGCCGCTATAACGTCAACGGATTTTCCACTTCGTTGTGTGCTAATGGATTGTTTTAATGCGCCTTTGTCAACCGGCGCCGAACGTTTTGCCATTCTGACAATATCTAATCCGGTTTTTCCTAATTCTGCGGAAACGGTCCTGGATTCAAACGCGCGCATTTTATCCAACTTATTTTTTAGTTTGCTTAAATCCGATTGATTTATTTTTATGTTAACGTTCATTTATACGGATTTTGTCGCTAATAATTTTGTGTGAAAATCCAAATCAAAATCAAATTTGTCGTTGATTCTATATTTTTGCGTTTGATTTTCCAATGTAAAAATGTCGCCTAACTGAATCAATTGCGCGGTATTTTTACGCATTGTTATTTCGATTTGAATATCTTGTTCACGTTTGCCGAATTTATCGTTTATTTCGCCATTAATTTGTTTTAAATCGCACCATACCGTTGCAACGTCCGACAATGTAGAATTGAAACCGCCGAAATCGTCCGGCGTTTTTGTCAAACGTTTGATTGTAATTTTTGAATTTAATTTTCCGGCGTTCATTATATGAAAACTGATTTATAAGACGTTAAAATTGATTTTGTTGATGTTGGTATTTCTGAAATCGAACCTTCTATAAAATCGCTTCTATTGTCGTAATACGTCGAAATTAATTGTAACATCGCTTGTTTAATCAATCCGTCGTCAATTCCGTTTGTTATGTACGTAATTTTGACGCGTTCGCCTGGACCTTGATCCAATTCAATGGTTTCATTATCCAAACCTAAAATTTCGTAATCCGTTGTTACGGTTCCGTCAATAGTGATTTCCTCAATGCTAGCAATTGGACCAAATGGCAAATCAAAAATTCCGTTTGTCGAATCTAAATAATACGTTCTATTTTTTGCCACAATATCACGCGAAATATAATTTTCGCACCAAATCCGCGCTTGTGTAATCATTGCGGAAATAATATTGTCATCTGCGGACGTATCAATACGAACGTAATCTTTAACATTTTGACCGGTCAACAATTCGTTTCCGGTTGTTGAATTTATTTTAATTTGTCGCATCGTCTTTTGATTCAATTGATTCAATTTTCAATTCCTTCGTTTCAAAATTTTCTTTGTTTTGCTTTTTTCTAACTTTAGACGCAAAACCCTTCGCAATCCAATTTTTTGCAATGTTATCCGGCAATTCTATTTTGTCGCCTTCATTGTAACGTTTGCCACCTCTTAAAATTGATTGATTAATTATTAACTTCATGATATTGTATTTTGCGTAAAGATAAAAAAAAAGCGCCACATTAATTTTGTGACGCTTTTAATAGAATAGAAAACAAGTAATGAAATTACATTTGCGCAAAGTTATTAAAAAATTTTGAATATTTTTTTAATCCTAATGTAAATGATTTTATTTTTCCGTCATTCTTAATTATAAAAAAACCGTTTCGTTCTTTTGAATATATGGCGAAAAAATCAACGTCGTTTTTATTATAATATTTTCCGCTAGTATCTTTTAATAAAATTCGATTTCGCTTTCTGTTTTTTTCGTTAATACCTTTAATTTGAACTTTTAGCAAACCATTAGGCGAATCAACAATGCAATCATAAACGGACGTATTCAATAAAGGAAACGAAACCAACAAATTATTTTCCATTGCCTTAACGGCGAATAAATATTCTGAATAGCAACCAAAAACGTTTGGATTCATTTTATAAAATTACAAAAAAAAAGCCGACCAACTTAATGATCGACTTTCAAACAAAATAAATAAAAATTAAATTATGAAATTTAATTGTCGTCCGACAATGCAACGCAAATGGCTAATGTTCCCAAAAATAACGCGGTTGTCAAATCGTTAAATAATAACAATATTCTAATTGCAAAAAAAATAAACAATATCGTTAAAATGTATTTTATATAAATTTTCTTCATGTCTTTATAATTGGTCCGCTTCAAAACAAACGTTTGAACAAACGCCGGCATCTTCAAACATTGCAACACCACAAACGGCGCATTCAAATTCCGGTTCGTCGCCTGGATAATTTATTCCGTACATAATTTTTAAATTTTTGAGATTAATTCCTTTTTTAAATTTTTCAACGTTTCAATTTGTGTATCTACAACCAAAGTATTGATTTCGGTTTTTAACAACTTTAATTCGTTTAAAATATAAACATTTTCCGATAATTCAAATAAATCAATCAATTTGTCTAGTCTGTCCATTTTAAAGCACTTTAATTGTTCCGTTTCTATAATGTTGGCATATTATGCCGGTTTCTAATTTAACCGTCTTAAAAGGCGTTAAATTCATTTCTTGTTTGTAATGTTTGATAATTGTTTTAATTGTTTTCATTGTTTTAAAAATATGGCGCGCCGAAACGCGCCGGTTAATGTTTTTTTAAAAATTTTGTAAATGCGCTTCGTTTTCTGAAATTTCAAAACGTGGCATTTCGTCCAATCGATTATTTATTGTTTTAACAAGATTTTCAACGCTTGAAAATACTCTGTATAACATGACTTTTTCGTCCATTTCATTGTTTCTGAAAAAATCTTTGATTGTTTCGATTTCTTGATTGAATCCTTTGTTGTACAAAAATCCGTCATAAATTCCGCAAATGTAGTTTTCCAATCTGTTAAAATTTGTTGATACATTTGACGCGTTGATTAATGAATGATTTGTGTCGTTATATCTCACAACGTCAATAATTGTTTTTAAATCGCCGATTAATGATCTTTCAAGGTTTGATAATACGTTCTTTTTGAATGTTCTGATTTCTTTTTGTGTAGTTTCTAAATTTAAAGTTTCCATAATTTTAATACTTATTTGTTTTTGTTCTAAAAATATGGCGCGCCGAAACGCGCCGGTTAATGTTTTTTAAGCTAAA